AAGTATGTCTCGGGCGACCGATGGTACTTCAGAATCGAGTGCATCTTTAATAAAATCTCCCACAGGTAGTTCCATATGTCGCAAGGCAAGAGCACGGGCAATTGCACCCTCGCTGCCTTCCTTGCAGATACCAGCAGTAGGTTTCACTGGTGTCCATTTACGCTTTCGCGCCATCAATTTTTCGTAGGGGTTCATTCTTGACAATCACATTGAGGTTCATTGTCCTCGCCGTTAAAAAGAGATGCAAGATAATCGTCCACTTCTGCCTCGTCAAGAGCTGCATACGCATCAGATTTGTCTTGTACATCCCCCATAACTTGGAGGGAGTAGTAGAGCGAAGTCTGGGGCGATTCGAGCCACTCTTCAATAAACGATTCATCCATGATAGTCAAGTCTGACCACCAGTTAAACGAATAACCGTGAAGAAGTCCAGTCCTATTATAGAGCCGCATAATACCATCGGCGACTCGCTTGTAGTTTTCCCAGCCTACCTCACTGGCGATCTCTACTTCGCCGTAGTTGTAGGTTTGGACACCGAACGTTCCACTATCACGGTCAACCGTGCGGGAAATCGGTGGGGCAATTTCAGGGGTACAGGTGAAACCCTCTACATCCGTACTCCGATAAGAGCAGGAAGCAGTAGGGGCGATGGCAAATGCCCGTACCATGTTGTTGTCTCGTGCAACCTGTGCTGCAGCTTTGATACCTTCGTCAAACTTACTGACGAGTTCATACGCTACGGTTGCTTTTCTTTCTCCGGATAGATACTGTTCAATAGCTCTGCCGAATTGTTCATAGGTGACACTGTACCGACGCAAGAAGTTTGCGAGACCCAGCACTCCAAGTCCAACTTGTCGATCGACGGAAGGATCGAGGTACTCTCCAGTCTCTCCAACACCCGTTCGAGAATGGAGGTCGCAAAGTTCCTGCATCCCATAACGGAAAGCATCAGGGAGTTCTTCATACCCGGTCTGTCCAAGATTAAGGTGTTGAAGCAGACACGTCCCTCGGCTAGGCAAGTACACTTCAAGGCATACATTTCCTCGGATTCGTTGGGTTCCATGGTATTTAACTTTATTCAGCCAGATGTCTCCAGCTTTGATTCCTTTGATTAGTTTGTTACGAGTGAGGGTGTCAGTAGCTGCCCACCACTCATTTGTAATGTTGACACAACGCTTAGCCCAAGGAATAAGTTCACGAGGAGTTGTAATAAACTCTTCTACATCTGGGTGGTTGAGGTCGAGGTGGAGGACAATCGCTCCGTTCTTATAGCGTCCACCGCGTCGGAGTGTTTCGTTGAGGCTGCTATAAATCCGTCCAAACGAGACAGGACCACTAGCAACAAGTCCCTTGCCATTATCGCTTCCTCGCGACCGTAGTTCCGAAAGGTGGATCGCGCATCCAGCGCCATTACGCAATGCATGAGACGCGAAACGCCATGAGTCTTCGATTCCATCATCTCCCTCCATTGAGTCGAGAACGTTAAATACTGTGCAGGACACAGGCAAGCGTCCATCGGGTTCGTCCATCCAGGATTGCACGCGTCCTGTACGGGAGATGTATTTATCCATTGATAAGGTCAGTCATTTCAGGTGGGGCATAGTTGGGTCCTTTGAGGACCTTACCATCAGCGCGGCGGATGGGTTTACCGTCCAAGCCTAGCTTAGACATGTTGGATCTGTGGACACGGTGGAGAGCTTCCTCCAGGTCCCATTCCATGTTTTCGGCATATTGGAAGCAGACATATACAAGGTCTGCCAGCTCCTTTAGCTCGTTTTCATATGGCTCATTATAGACCGCTGCTTGGAATTCATGGAACTCCTCATCGATCAAAGCCAGTTGCATAGTCCGGTTCTCCTTCGAGTTGCTCACAGAGTAGCTCGTACGAAACTCTATCGCTTGCTCCGAAAGGCTGCTGTGACAAGAGGTGGGCGCGTTCATTTTCAAGGTAGTGGATAGCTTTTTGCAAGTCCTCGATCTTTGTTGCAGGACTTTTGTAACCGGCTCTGCAAATATATTTAATAGCATTACCGAGATGATAGTTAAGTTGTTGGTCTCTGATGAAGTCCCATACTTCGATGGATCCTCTGGTGTAATGAGCGGGGGATTTACTCACCATTTCATAACGAGTTGTTTAACATTGTTGGAGAGGACATAAACCTGCTCCTGGAGAGCCATGAAGACAGTAATGATGTCTTCTCTAGACGCCTCCTTCAATAGCCCTTCGATCCTCTTCAGTTGGAACTCTTGCTCCATCGTCAGTTTTGTAATCGGCGGCGGAGGGATACCACGGGATTGGTTTGTTGAACTCATAGCTGTAATCTTCTCGTTGAAGGATTTTTGCGAGTCTGGCATTTAGTAATGCATCTTCAAAGGTCATTCCTTTTGATTCAAAAGCACCTACTACTGTATCCCAATAATAGCCTTTTTCTTCAAATAGTTTAGCTGAGGTCTTGACACCATAACCGGGAACACCTGCATAGCCATCAGTCTGATCACCTGCAAGGGTTTGGATGTAATGCCATTGACGCCCTTCTTCGGCGGTGACTGTGAACGGTTCGTTCTTCATGTCCCAGAGCTGACCTGGGATTTGTCGCAGGTCTTTATCGGGGGATACGATACAACAATCCCGATTGCTAGTAGCAAATATGCCAAGCGCGTCATCAGCCTCCAGGGTACGCATGATAATAGTTTGATACTCAAGTTTGAGAGCATTTACAACACGTTTGTAGCCACAAGGTTTTTTACGATTACGATGACCTTTGTAGTCAGGGTAGAGATCTTTACGGAAGTTCAGGCTGTCACTGAAGAAAAGGATAAGGGTTGGATCGAAGAACTCTTTCTTGATCTTATCCAATTCACGATGAACAGCTTTCATTGCGTCACTAAATTTACTGGTGACAACAATTAGATCTTCACCAAAGTCGATCTCTGTTTCGGATGATGCACAACTCTTGTAAACAATGTAGTCAGCATCGATTAGCAACCTCATCCTTGACCTCGGCTTTTCTTTTTGTTGTGCCTTGGTTTGCTGAGGGAGCTAGAACCTTGGCGGGTTTTCTTTTTGGTTGACTTGATTTCAACCTTGCTTTTCTTGCTGTACATTAGTGGGTTTCACTCCAGTTGTTTCCGGTGGTTGCTTCCGCGTCAATTCGGATTCGCATGTTGTAGTATTCTCCAGCTTCTGTAGCTGAATATACCAGGGATGAACAAAGGTCTTGGGCATGTGTAGGATCTACTTCAAACTGCAGCTCATCATGGACGAACGCCAGTTGGCTGCAACAGAGCTGTAGTTCCTTGATCTTTTGTTGGTTGATGACCATCCACCTTTTAGCGATGACACCCGCTCCTGACTGGAGTAGATAGTTCAATCCTTTGTGAGGCGAATCAACATCAATCTTTCTTCGATCGATAGAGCGGATACTCCCTCCTTCCGAAGCTTTCTTGACAGCCTTGAGTAGGTCACCCAATCCGTCAACTGCATCGACATATGCTGCACGGATCTCTTTACCTTTTGCTTTAGCTTTTGAAGAGGAGAGTTGTGGATCATAAGAAAGTCCGATCTTTTCATCACCCGCACCATACAAAAATGCGTATGTTACGGTTTTTACTTGTCGTCGGGAGATTCCGATTTTGTCAGCATTGACTTGATGGATGTCATCCTCAAGTAATAGCTTCGCGTATCTTCCTCCATCATACCTAGCAAGATAATGAGCGAGCATACGAAGCTCGATGCCAGAAAGATCAGCCCCGACCATACATAAACCTGGGCTTGGAATAAATAATTTTCTGAATCTTTCATCGGCTGGGACTTGCCCGAGGTTCGGGCGTCGGTGGGCACATCTATGCGTGTTAGTTGCTACGGAGCAATGATGATGAATACGATTAGCACTCGTACTCAGCTTCATCCAGGCGTTCTCTCCGTCGCTGATCATTCCAAGCATCTTCCTGATCGTCAAGATCCGGAGGAACATCGTCGCTACTTCCGTCCCAATCTCCTTCAGAATCACT